CGAATGCTATTGTGACTGTAAAACCTAAAAAAATTGTTAATAGAAAACCTACAACCATTCTTAAATAATTGTATGTAATCATTGTTGAGAAATAAAACAATAAAATAGTCATTGCTAGTAATGTTATATTTATTAGTATCACTTTAATTCACTCCTTTGGATTACTAAAACCTGAGCTACCAAAACCTTTTGTACCTCGAACGGTTTCATGATGAAAGTCATCTACAATTTTTAAAACTGGTGTTTCAATTGGTACAATAACCAATTGAGCTAACTTATCGCCTTGATTTATTTGATAAGTACCGTATTGATAAACTGTGTCAATTGATTTTAATTCGCCAGTTATATCAAAAATTGCAGGTATATTATATCCACTTACAGTGTTAGTATCGTTCTTGATATTTATGCCTAAATTACCAGTATAACCAGCATCTATCTTGCCTGTTTCAATCACTAAATGCGTTTTACTACTGACACCACTTCTTGATGTTAATAATCCTACATAGCCTTTAGGAATATTGACAGCTATATCAGTTTTTATCACCGCTTTATCTTGTGGTTCAAGTATCAAAGTTTCGGCTGAATATATATCTAATCCAGCCGAATGATGATAAGCACATGTGGGTAAGGTTGCATTTGGGGATAATAATTTAATTTGTAGCTCTTTAATCATGTTCGTTGTACCTCCGGTCTGATGTTGTTGGTAATATTTAAAAATCTAATTTTCACTGTATCACCTTCTGAAATGATAATTATTAACTTAAAAAATACTTTTATATTTATATTTCTTTAACCTTATTCAAATCAATGTCTAATGCTTCACATATTTTTTTAATCGTTAAAAATCCAGGGTTTTTATTTTCTAATTCAACTGATCGAATAGTCGAGTTTTGTAAACCTGTTAATTTAGCTAACTGATATCGACTTATTCCTTTTTCTTCTCTTAATTTTTTTATATTAAGCATATAAGTACTCCTTAGTATTGTTTGTGACGAAATTTCGTTTTATAATTATAATAACCCCACACATCTGGGAGGTGATTTTCTTGCTTATGCGAGATTTTAAATCACCCTGTGGTTTTATAAGTTAGTAAATTTAAATTCGGACATCTTTTGTCGTGTCCCATCGTCAAACGAGAGACGTTAAAATCGGTAAATGATATTTAGGTAGTAACTAGATATCATTAGACTTTAATTGAAGACTTATGTACATGACAGGGCTGGAGACGATACCAGCAAAACATGTGCTGTTAGTCGTAGTAGCTAAAGCCAAACAAAATTTCCGTAGCACATACTTTCTACGACAAGGTATGCGTTTTTTGTTAGCATTTTATATTAAACAAGATGAGTTGTTTCTCTGTCTTTAACTCAAATCTTGTTAAACTCCTACATTTGATAATTTACTCGTCATCAACGTCTGCCCATTTCGTTTTAAGGTGGTCTTGAAATGCTTGTCTATCACGCTCAAATTGTTCATCGTTTTGTGGTGTAGCATCAACTGGTGGTGTAGGACTATTTTGTTGTTCTAACCAAATCGGTGTTTTTTCTTTCGATGCTATTTTAAACGACGGCGTTTGTTCTTGACGCTTTAAATTAAGTTGTTGAATCTCATAAGCTCGCACTTGCTCAAGTGATTGTAAATTTAAATTAAGCCATGAATTTAATACTGACTTGGCATATCCCCAACTAACTTTGTTTCGATCCTTAGCAATTTTTAATGCTGCTATAATGATGTCATCTGAATCGTTGCTAAATTGGTCTAGGTAATAATTCAAGTCTTGTTGAATGTATGGGCTCAATTGTCCAAAGCCATTTTCTTGAAAAAAGACGAAGACATTTATCTTCTTCTTCTCCTTCTTTACATTCTTATCATTCTTTATATTCTTTACATTCTTAGTCGTGTTCAGTGTATTGTTCAGTCTGTTGTCCTTCTTTTGTTCAGTGTATTGTTCAGTCCGTTGTTCAGTCCGTTGTTCAGTCCGTTGTTCAGTCTGTTGTTCAGTTCGTTGTTCAGTCCGTTGTTCAGTCTGTTGTTCAGTTCGTTGTTTTATATTTTCCTCATTTCCCTGATAAATGCCGTAATTACGCACTTCAATGGTTGTTCCGTTTCTTGTCTTTTTAGTGTTTATCATATTGTTTTTTTCGAGAGCATTTAAATAATTTCTTACAGTGTTTCTTGAGACATTCCAACGTTCAGATAATTTTAATTCTGATGTATGAAAAGTGCCACGTTTGATGGTGATTAATTCACCACCTATCATTGTCTTTTTATCTGTATGATTGGTTAGCAATAATATATCCATCCACCATTTAAATCGTTTAGCATCTTCCCAAATCCAATGCTCTATTATTTTACGATGTATTTTAATCCAACCAGTCATTTGATCACCTCATATAACTATTAAATTAAAATGGTAAATCATCATCAGTAATTTCTAATGGTGGTACTTCATTACTATCATATACACTTGGTTTATTTTGTTTCTGTTGATTTTTTTCATCATCTTTAATTTCATATTGTTCAAAAATTGGCGTACCATTAAATCGCCAAATACGTTTTAAAACTGTATTCCATTTCTCTGTATAATCGTTATATTCACGCTTTAATTCAATGTTTAATGGTTTACCTATCAAATCTCTTTCAGTGAAGCTAAACGCCCCGTTTACTCCCTGTAATCCTGCTATAGATAAGAATGTATAAATCCAATTCTTAGCATAATCTGTTGTCATATCTGCATTAGCAAAATGAACAAATTCTCCAGCCTCTTTATGTGCAAATGTAATCGCAAATTGCGGATGTCCATTCTTACTTTGTTTGCCTTCAAAGTTTTTTATTTTCACACTATATTGACCAGGATTCATATAATTACCAATTTCTTGTGCACCTTGTAAATTCAAATTAAAATTCATATTATTCACCTTTCTTAATTGCCATTTCTAATAGCTTGTACAACATCGCTAATGCTTGGATTAATAAATTTTTTATTATTGATTGTAACTGATGGAGAATGTCTTATTTTTGTTTCAAACATTCTGGATGGCTCAGCATTCAAAATATAATTTGCTTTGACCTGTCCATTTTCTAATTGTTCTTCTTCAATCATCATTCTTGCTAAGACATCACTTTGGGATGTAATGGCTTTTTTAATTTGATCTTGTGCTTCAATCGTTACTGTTGGATTGATTGTACTGCCTTCTTCATCTTTATCTTTGTTAATGCCTTCGTGGCCTGTAACTACAAAATGAAAGTGATGTAGTTCTTGTAACTTTGATATTCGTCTATACATCGTTATGATACGATCTGCTACTTCTCCCCAGTCATTAAAAGAAGGCTTTTTTGTTTTATGTTTCATTACATCAGTTAGCGTAATATCTCTTAGTTTTTGAGCAGTCTCAATAACTACAACATTTATCATCATTTCTTTATAACGCATTTCTTTTAAAATTTGTGGTAGATATTGAATGACATATAAAAAATGTTGGTAATTCTCTATCGATACATCAGCACCTTTATCAACCACTGTTGTGCCATCTTCATTAATATCAATAACAAAGGCATCATTATCCCTTGTCGCAAATGTCGTCTTACCTGAGCCAATTTTGCCGTATATCGCAAATTTATAAAATTTCTTTTTATTCTTCTCTGCAATACTATTTATCTTCAATTTGGCTAATATACTTTGTTGTGGTTTTGATTGCGTCATTATTATTCACCTACTTTGACAGAAAAAGTCATCGGCTTTTCTACTAAATGTGCCCCTTCTAAAATTTCACCATTAACATCAATGAGTGTGCCTGAATCAGTAGCGTTAAAATCTTTCTTTATCTCTTGTTGATTGAGTTTCTTAGTGACTTTGATATAGTCTGTTAATCCACGTGCTTCTAATTGTTCGATTACCATTATCTCATTACTTAGCTGAATAACTTTTGAACCTTTGCGCGATGTCACTTTGCCATAAGGTGTCTTTAATTTAAATTTATTATCTTGTTCTTTTTGTTCACGATAGTAATCAATAACAAGACTTTCAAAATAAGATAAGTTTTGTTTTAATGAAGCGGTCTCTTGGTCACACCAATTTATAATTTTTTCTACTTCTTCTTTTGCAACTTCTTCAATATCAGTAATTGATGCATTTATAGCATCTATTTTTTTAAACACCCAATTTGCTGTCTTTAAATCTGTAACTTTAAAAGCTTCTTGCTCATTAGTATTATTGAGCTCATCTATTTCTAATTGTTGTAATCTATTCATCAATCAATTTATCTCCCTTCAAAATTTTCTTTGCCTGTTCAAATTTATTTAAAATTGTATTTTGGCTATCGATATCATGAAATATATAAAAACCTTTGAATCGATTAACATATGTCTCATTAAAATGTCCTATAAAAATCATGTTGTATTTATATTCGACTAGAAATCTATCGGATGGAATGAGTTTGATTAATTCAATTGCTAGCTTTTCAAAACTACTATGTTTCAATTAAGATTGCGCTTTTACCATTGCGTACATGTTGACGTCCTACTAATATTTAGTTAAAGTAAAAGTGTACTTAATCATAATGACTGATTACTAATTGCCGTTAGTAGTCAGTCTTTTTTATAAATCTTCAGATAAAATAAACACAATTATACTCATAAATGCTGCTAGTGATATTGCCGTAGTGAAGTAGAACACAAAACCAAGTGCAACGCTCACAACTGTAAATACTAAATTAGCTATTAAATAATTTTTATAAGTGTTTGTCATTATTAGCACCTCTAATTAATTCGATTTAAATAAGCTTTATAACCTTCAATTACTTCAGGATAAAGATATAAAACTCTAGACCCTATGCGACGTTGGTACTGTTTTATTTCAGGTTCAAGCACGATTTTATTTTGTAACGTTGATTTACTAATACCAGTAATTTCAACTAAGCCTTTAATATCAATCGTTGCAATTTGTCGTTTATAATTAGCTAACATCTCATTAACCTTTTTCTCAACAAGAATATTTAGTTGGTCATTGTCTATGCTAAAAGTAAACAATTTAATCAGTCCTTTCGTATATAATTTAGTTATTAAATAATAAGGTGGTGATAAATATGGATAAAAGTGAATTTAAGAATTTTGTCGAAAAAAGAAATAATCGTTTTGAAGAAATTTATAAAGAATTATTTGAGGATAGAGAAACAAATAATCCAAACGATATTTCTTTAATTCAAATCAGTGCTTTTGCAAGAGCAAATGATGAGTTGCTTTTCGAAGTTCTTAAAAAAGACTAAAATCACTACCAATAGTGTTTTGTCGATTAATTTCACTAGTAATATTCTCAATATTTAATCGACTATTAATTTTTATGACCTTCCAAATCACAACTGCCATTGTGATGAGGAGGGTTGTTTTAAATAATTTATTCATTACTTATCACTCCCAAATCTTTAATACTGACAACTTTGTTTTGTTCAACCTTAATTTTTGTCTTTTCTTTCTCTAATGACTTAATACAATGTGCCAATTCCTCTTTACATTCAATGTGCTTTAATAAATGTTTATCATGTAAAAGTAGTGCATTGGTTGTGTTTGAATTTCTAATAATAATCACCTTCTAAAGTGTCTTTTTGGACACTATTTCTTCAAAAAAAATATCATTCATTTCTTCTGCACTTAAACCTAATACATGAACTATTGCTTTTATCTCTTTAGTATCAAACTCACATTCTCCTTTCATCCTTTTATAATAAGTACTTTTTGAAATAGTCAATCCATAATCTTCAAGTTTTTTAATAAATTCTTTGACTTTGATACCTTTTAATTTCAATTGGGACTCTAATTTATTTCTATTCATTAAATCACCTCCTAGTGTCTTAAAAGACACTTTTATATTACAAAATATTTTTTTAATAGTCAAGTACAAAAGTATCTTAAAAGGCTAATTTTTTAAAAATAATTAAGCTTTTTGTTGCTTTTTAGATACTTTTATATTATATTTAATACACATTTCATAGGAGGCTTTTTAATGAAACCCGATATTAAAAGTAGAAGACTAGAATTAGGTCTGACTTTGGAACAAGTCGGGCAAAAAGTAGGTGTTGGTAAATCAACCGTTAGAAAATGGGAAACTGGTGATATAGAAAATATGAAAAGAGATAAAATATCTAAACTAGCTGATGCACTAAAAGTTTCCCCTTCATATATAATGGGCTTTGATAATCAGGCACCCAAAACACATACGAAAGAATTTGAAAAAATAATCGCTCACATTAAAAGTGACGTAACTAAAGAAGAAATGGAAGAAATCATCAATTTCATTGATTATGTAAATAGCAAAAGAACTAACCAACAAAATAATAGCGATAAATAAAGAGAGCTACTATTCAAACACATTTGTTTTATTGTGTTTTGTGTAACTCTCTTTTTTATATAAAAATTATGCATAATTTAACTTTAATAAATCGGAGATGATAAAAATCTAAAATTCTTACAAACTAAAATATAAAGGAGTGAAGTTAT